CACGTATCATCTCGGCAAGCAGCTTATGGAGTACACATGAACCCGGTGCCGATATGTATAGGACAGAAGATAGGTCCCTGCGCGGTATGCTACTTCCCGATCATAGCATACGGCATCATACCGACTGAAGAAGATGCCGGAATGTTCCGGATGGATCATGACTTCATATGGTACAATCTATACTGTGACTGGGACACCTGCGACTGGTTCTTCCGCCTATTCCACGACATGGAGGATAGCCCATGGAACCTACATCCCTAGAGGGCAGCCGTCCTGAAGCCGAGGAACTGCTCTGGCAATGGATAAGATATGGCTGGTCATATAGACGTATAGGCTCACTACCGCGCGCAGACATCGACTGGTACACTGATCGCATCCAGTATGAGATGTCCCTTATCCTGCCGCGCGGACTCGCGGACTTTTTCCTGTTCACGAGCGACACGATCCGCTGGGGTAAGGACAACGGCATCCCCTTTGGTCCTGGCCGTGGCTCCACGGCTGCCTCGGCCGTCGCCTACCTGCTCCGCATAACAGAGATACCGCCGCATAGGTACAAGGGTATGATCTTCGAGCGGTTCATCGACATCACGCGCCCTGACCCTCCGGACATCGACGTCGACTGTTCAGATGAGGATCGCTGGCGAGTCTGGGAATACCTGGAGGGAAAGTACGGTTCCGACCGAGTCGGCCATATAGCTAACTTTGTTCGGTATCGCGGCAAGAATTCCCTGGCCGATGTTACGAACGTCTATAACATACCTATCTGGGCACGAGAGGGCGTAGCTGACCTAGTCATTGAACGGTCGGGCGGCGACTCTCGTTTCGATGCGTCCTTGGAGGATACGTTCGAGTTCTTCCCGGAAGCCAGGAAAATCCGCGACGAGTTCCCCGACATCGAAAAGGCATGCCGCCTGGAAGGGGACGTGCGCGGGATGTCTGTTCATGCGGCTGGACTCGTCATAGCAAACTCCCCACTAACCGATATCTGCGCTATCTATGAGAAGGATGGCGTCAAGGTGATGAGCATCGATAAATATGATGTCGAGTACGCCGGTGCCCTGAAGCTTGACTTCCTCGGCCTTACGACTATGGGGATGATCGCGCGGTGCCTGAGGATGGCCGGGCTTACCCTAGCCGATCTCTACGCCGTGCCGGATACCGACCCGAAGACGATAGAGCTGTTCCAGAAGGGTGATGTCGTTGGGGTCTTCCAGTTCGAGGGCCGCGCCACGCGAATAGTGAACCGCAACGTGCATCCCGAGACCTTCATGCACATAGCGGATATCAATGCTCTGTCCCGGCCCGGTCCGCTCTACTCCGGACAGACTGAGAAGTATGTATTCGTGAAGCACGGGCAGCAGAAAGCGGAACACCTTCATCCGCTTGTTGATGCTGTTACCCAGGACTCATACGGGCAGATTATTTACCAGGAGCAGATCCTGCGAATCCTGAAGGAAGTGGGAGGGTTCGACTGGGGTCACGTAGGACATATCCGGCGGGTTATCTCAAAGAAGCTTGGCGAGGCTGCGTTCCAGATGTCGTACAAGATGTTCGAGGATGGCGCCATGGAGCTGCACGGCATCAACGCGGAGCTAGCCGACCGGATATGGCGGCGACTCGTTACTGCCGGTACGTACAGCTTCAATATTGCGCACGCGATCTCCTACGCGATGCTGGCGTTCTGGACCGCATGGCTAAAGGCCAACTACCCGCTAGAATTCTACGCGGCATGCCTCCAGAAGTCGGCGGGCAATGCCGAGATGTCCTTTAGGCTTATGCGGGATGCCCTAGCGCACTCGTATGATGTAAAGCCGCCCTCGTTGCAGTACTCGCGAGCTAACTGGAGACCGCTGCCGAAAGCCGAATGCCTAGTGGCAGGATGGCAGCAGATCCCGAAGATAGGTGACAAAACCGCGCAGCGCATCGAGGAACTTGGAGGTGACTACGGATTTGATGACTGGATCGAGTTGCAGGCAATTCCCGGCATCGGCGATAAGACGATCGCCCGCATGGAAGAATGGACCCTAGCCAAGGACCCGTTCGGCTTGTACCGTACGGAGAAGCGGCTAGCTTCTGTCTCCCGGTTCCTGCGCGGTCCTGGAAAGGGAACTGCACCGCTCCCGACACACGACGGGGAAGCTATGGCCTCGATGAAGGTTAAGCGCTATGAGAAGGGAACTAAATGGCAACCAGGACCGCGCGTCATCTATATGGGGATGGTAAAGAAAGTGGAATACAAGGACGTCATCGAAGACGAGCGTGCTACGACCGGTGAGGAGATACCGCAGATCCTGGCGCGGCTCTATAGGCCGGATCTCGTTAAGCGGGCAACGCTGCACTGTTACGACAACACTGACGAAGAGGTCTACGCGCGGGCTAACCGGTTCCACTTCCCAGGCTTGAAAACAAAGCTCGGGCTTATCCGGCCGAATCACGACGTAGTGGTCTTGGTCGGCCATCGCATCGCCGGATTCGGCACGCCTATGAATATATCGGAAATGTGGGTTCTAGATCCCGATTAGGAGTAACAATGTCTATGGCAGAGCAGCAGTACGATGAAGAGGATTTCATCACCGTCAGGAATGCAGACCGCATGGATACTGACACCTTCATCAAGCATATGGAATATAGGCACGCGGACTCCCTCGGGGGACTCCGCTACCTAAACTTCCCTACCGACTATGTAGAGGGATGCTGGCGTACCTTCCACGAAGCCCTGCACCACTTCAGGCTAACGCGCTTTAACCACGATCACGGACAGTAGGATGTTCTACGGCAGGTGCAAGGTAGAGGGATGCGGATGGGTAGCTCTCATGCACAGTAGGTTCAAAGCACAGTGCGCCTCTACCTGGCACATATATGAGGACCACCCGGACATCTGGCTAGCGCAGGTAGGCGACCGGCCCCCGAATGACCCTGACCCCCGCGATCCATTCTTTGACATGCTCTACGGCGGCGAGAACTAGGGTCGACTACGGTCGATTAGTATTCTAGCTGCACGGGCCGGAGCGGTACCGCAGGCGCGAGTAGGCCGATCCGGCTACCCTAGCCCGGATCGGCCCTATCTAGCGAGCGTGCGGCCTGCCCGCGCGGCGGGCCGGAGAGCACCGGCCGGGTACCCTCCGGTAGCCGGGCCTAGGGGACCTTGAAAGCGGTCCAGACGGACCAGGTACCACCTACCGCGCGGACACGCCACAGGTAGGATATATGCCTCATGACGGCTATGGACGCGATGTGCGGGGTTGTCACATGCCAGTCCGTTATGAGCGTTCCGTCCGCCAGCGTGAGCTGGAAGTCATATCCGGCGGCTCCATCGACCGGCAGCCATCCGAAGTTGATGGCAACAATTGCCGTCTGCGACAAGTTCGTCGGAGGTGGCAGCAGTGTCGACGTTGGGGTGGGAGTCGGGGTCGGGGTAGTCGTTGTCGGAGTTGGAGTCGGCGTAGGGCCAGGACCCGTTCCGTTCACTATCAGGGTGAAGTCGGTGAGCGGGTACGTCAGGGTAGCACCACCGGTCGAGGCGATCTCTAGCCCATAATCGATCTGGTCGAAGCTAGTGCCGGAATTGACGTAGCCGTTCCGCTCTAGCCATTCCATCGCCGCATCGATATCGACTGATCCGGCCTGCGCATTCCCCACGCGCACCAGGGTAATTGTCCCGTAGGCCGATGAGTTCGATGATGGACCGCGCAACCACAGTTCATACTGCGTGCCGTCCGGCGACTGGTACGTTAGGCCAGTATCATGGCCGCCCGGAGTCTGGCCATGGTTGTCGGTCCAGATCATGAGCTCGGTGTCGTTCTGCCAGGCCCCGGCTCCCTGCGGCGATAGCCACAGATCATAGGCCCACTCGTAGTCCTGACCATCCCCGGAAGGATCTCCCTGGGCATACGAGGACACTAGCGACGTGCCGAACTGCGTGAGCGGTGGCGTTACGCCGGGCGGAAGGGTCAGGGTTACCTGCGTGTCCGGGTAGGAGACGACTGCCTGATTACCGTCCGCCATGTTCGCGGCGACACTCCAGTCACTATTGCTGTTCGCCGTGAGCGTCTGGTGCCAGTTAGCGGACGGATTCCATACGTCCTGGATGACCCACGGCAAGCCGTTATCATTGTAGATATTGGGGCTGGGATACGGACCACAGGTTCCGTCTCCAGCTGACGTTACGCACGGAGCCGCGCGAGCAACACCGCCGAACGCGACGGACAATGCCGCCATTAGGATTAGGGCCAGGAATATGGCCAGCGGACGCTTGCGAACTCTCATCTCACTCCATTCGATTAACCACCTGGCCCAGGTTCAGGCACTAGCGGGTCGTGCGGTTCCATTCTGCTGATCATCGCGTCGTAGACCGGTATTGAGCGAGTATGCTCTAGCGGTTTCGACCATACACCCCTGAAGGGCGCGCGGTAATGACATGGCCACGAATATGGCTTCACGGCCGTGTACGCCATCATAACTATAGCGCCAGGGCGCATTTCCTCCCAGATAGACTTCTCCCAGGCAGTCTCGACATCATCATCCTTAAACGGCCGAGACGAGTAGATGATATCATACTCGGCGAATGGAGGATGTTCCTCACGAAAGTCCATGTACCGCGCGTCCACTTCAATCATGAGGGCTTTCGCGAGGTAGTCATGGCTTATCTCATAGCCGACTGCCTCCAGGCCATGGTAGCGCCCGGCCAGGTACAGCTTTGTGCCGATACCGCAGCCAGCCTCACAAAACCGTATCAGGTCCGTCCCCGCTAGCTGGTGCGTTGCGATCGACAGCATCCGGTCGAACTCAGACAGCTCTAGCGGATTCCACCGCCACATATCAGGATCTGGCTCGCCTCTTGCCTGCTCGATTGATAGCTGGGCCATCTCCATATCCCAGAGTTCCTGCCTGCTGATAAGCATAATGACGATTTCCTCAGATGATCTGCCATCCTGGCTACCGGAATAAGCGCAAAGCACTCGTCGCACATCGCTACAGTAAGCGTGCCGTCCGAGCGGATAACCTCAGCGATAACCCGTATAGGCTCATCAGCCGTGTCATCAATATCGATGACTAGCCGTACGGGAACTTCTATTGTACTCAAGGTCTTTTCCTCCCAGTAGTGGCTGCGGCGGGTAAGAACCCGCCACAGCCATATTGCCGCCTTTACGTCACCGGGGCGTTCCACGTCGCGTTCCAGGTGTCCGGCCCGACTAGCCCGTCAGATACAAGCCCCTTCTCAGCCTGGAACTGACGACACTGCCCTTCCGACTCCGGGCCGTACTCGCCATCTACGGACAGTGACCAGCCGCGCGATGACATCTTGTCCTGCCAGACCTGGACGTCTGGGCAGGTATAGTTGTGTCCGTTCGCCGGGCCGAAGTAGTCGACATGGAGTGTCGGCGCTGAACCTCCACCTCCTCCACCACCCGAAGGTGGCGCCGGAGTACCGCCTCGTGCCAGGTCAAGTACGTAGTCCATGGGGAATCCGTTCCCACAATCGGAATGGTTGGTTCCCCATGATCCGAGATCCCGGTGCTGACAGACACCACGACCACTTCCCTGTGCTTGCGAGGCTGTCAGCTTGGTGATCGGGATGCCGAACTTGCCAGCCTCCTCCTTCACCCAGTCGGCCGCGTTCAGCAGCATGTTGTTATGGCTGTTCTGCCACGTAGAGGTAGACCAGGAAGCAAACCCGCATAGCTCAGCCGCAACTGCTACCGGGTTGGCATTTCCTTGGGTCCAGGCCTTGTTACCGCGCGAGACGTACTCGCCGATCTTGCCACGCTTGTCGTCGATTCCGACATGTGATGACACGCCGACATCGCCCTGGAAGTAGTTCCCCAGGGACTCGTACGTTGTAGAACCCTCGGCCGTGTGGAGCACGATGAGGCGCACTGACGAGCCACCGCGCGACGAATAGTTGGGGCTGGGAATCCAGACCCGCTGAAGACTCATGACTGGAGCTTCCCTTCACTAACTCCAGGACCCGCGTCCCTGCGGTTCCACGGTTCCGTCTGGCGTTCGACCGGTGGCTCCGGACGTGCCCTGACCTGACGGAGTTCCGGCGCTAGGGGGTCGCGCGGAGCCTCATCCTCTTGCTTCTGTTCCATTCTGTTCATCCTTTCTACAAAGCGCCGGTAGCGCTTCCGCTGATACATCTCCCATGCATCCAGCAGCTTCTCCACAGGAACAACAGCGAGCGCAACCGCTAGGCCCGCTATGCCCATCCAGAAGATCACTGCCATGCATCGAGTATACTCCCCTCGCGCGGATTCGTCTAGCCCTAGAATCCGAAGACCATCAGGGCTGCTTTCGACAGCCTCCACGATCCTGAAGCTGGCGTAGCATAGGCCGTATTGGTGATTGTATGGTTCCCAGCCGAAAGCACTCCGATCCAGTGTCCTGATATAGCACTCGGGTCATTCTGTGGGACATTACGGTCACGTCCGCATTCAAACGTAGTGCCATCAACAGTAACCCTGTTGACATGCGCCAGGCTTGACTGCGTAACCTGCGTGCCGATGATGTCTGACAGAGCCGCTATCGTCATCGGCGATACGAGCGTAAAGCTGACCGTCGCCTGGTCCATCCATCCGGCAACGTCTCCGAGCGGTCCGGCCGCGTACCCGATCAGGTTGCCGCCTATCGCCGCCCACGAGTTGTTGCCATTGTTGTACGAGAAGCAGTTCCCGGTATCCACTTCGATGCCGATTGTCGGAAGCTCCGGAGCTGGATGTCCAATACCGGACAGCATCGGGAAAACTCCGCGACTAGCGAAGATCCTCTCATCGACCATGCCAGATACCGCGCCACCAGTACCGGTTGACCAGTGGCTAATCGGTATGTCATAATTTCCCGCAGTAGTTTGCTGTAGCGGTGGCAGTCCGGGGGTTCCTGCCATTACCACTGGCTGAATTACAGCAGGCGATGATGATGCCGTACGATTGTATCGAAGTACTAGCCTATCTGTACGGGCAGTTCCGCTGCCAGCCGGAATCGCTGTTGAGAGCGAAGCATCCGAACGCCATAGCTGCCCCTTGATGAGAACTGTTCCGGCCGACATCACGGCATTGCGACCCGAGGTATCAAGCGTCGGAACGAATGAGCTGCTGTTCGCAACTCCACTAAGAACTCCGCAGTTGACTATGAAGTTCTCCCAGTCGGCCGTGGTTGTAAGCTGCGTGAACCCACTAGGCCGCGCGTCGTATGTAACCATTGCTACTCCTACTTTGTCGATAGCTTCTTTTCAAGTGCCTTTATACGATTGATAAGCTGCGCAACAATCTTGTTGTCCGAAGCCGTAGTGTCCCCGGTAACACCGATAGTGGGAACAACATTAATAGGTGGCGTCTGCGATGCGTCAGCCGTAAGCGTTACGCCGGAAACGATGTCCGTATATGGATCGCCATTGCGCACTACAATAGTTACCGTATCGCCAAGGTTGTAATCGCGACCATAAATCAAGTATGGCGTGTCGGTTACGGTAGTGCTCATGTACGGACCACGACCGCCACTAATCAGCGCATCCTGCGCGGCAGCCGTTAGGTTCTTGGTGTCTGTCTCGTTGCCATTATCAATAAATGACTCAACCATATTCCATTGTGTCTTGCCAGAGGCCGTTTGAGACACGAACGTCGTCGATCCCCGGACTAGGGCATCCGTAACGGTAGCATCGGCTAGGGAGAATGAGATAGATGTCAGGTTGCCGGTATCCTCCGAGAACAATGCGGTAGAAGACAGATCGCGCGGAGTATACACGTCAAATATAATTCTGGTTCCCCTCCGCTTCACGCTGACGCCCATTCGCGTACCGCTGTTCGATATTAGCAGCCTAATCACATCAAGCAGGTTAAGGTCAACTCCCGCGCCGAACTTGGCAGTATAGTTTACAGCTGGACCGCGCCCACCATCAGCAGCTATGGACAATAGCGTATGCCGACGATTTGAAAGCGCTCCTGGTCCAACATTAACATTAACAAGCTGCTTAATGGTTGTCTCTAGTGGGAAGTTAATCATTGCCCAGCCATCACTTTGTAGCTGAGCATTCCACGCCTTAGCCGGAGCCGGGTACACTATCCGGTTCGCGATAACCGCGAGGTAATCCGCGCCAGACAGGGATATGAACGGACCAGCATTAGACGCGCCCGGACTACCGCCACCACTATTCGCCCCTGGAACGGAATCCAGGTATGCTGGCGTCTCACACTTTCCCCCGAACGTAAAGAGGCCGCGCCAGTTAATGCTTATGATGAACTCACCATTAAGCGGAGCCTTCATCAATTGATTCCATAGCGCGTCCGAATACTGCGCGATAACTGTCCATGATCCTACCGTGTTATAGTAAAGCTGGGCATTAACCGAAGAATAGTTGATCATCCCTTGACTTACGAGGTTATTGTCTAGCAGCTCAACCCACACCATTTGATCAGGAATCGTCGGAGTAGGAGCGGCAGAATTAACCCAGGCAATATAATGCGATGCCACTTCACCTGGCAGCAGGCGGCGCGGATAGATGGCCATGTGCGCAATGCTGCCAGCATAGTACGCCGGGCCAGTACCAGAACCAGCCATGAACGTATGCCCTATGCGCCAGTAGCTCGGCGTGCCCCACGTGCTCTGGCAAGCTATGGTACTCCGCACTACACCATCACGATACAAGGACAAAGTTGAAAATCCATCGAACGTTATTGCAGCATGATGCCACTTACCACCATTAGTAGTAGTGGTATCGACGACAATGACTGATCCGCCAGTAGGTCCGTTATTCCGGCACTGTAGGGTCGTGTTGTTCTGCATGTTGACGGACTGGATATAATTCGTCGTAGAGATCCCGGAACCAGGACCCGTGCCAGCGTTGTTCTCGATGATTCCGCCGAACGAGGCAGTATTCTTGTAGAAGAATTCAATTGACCAGGAAGCACCTGTACCCGTAAGGCTCCATGCCGTAGGGTCAATTATCTCACCCGAGGAACCATCGAACGTAGCTGCCCTTGGCTGTCCCCATGGATCAGAAGTCCCGAACGTTACTCCGCCAAATACCGCGCCAGTCGAGCTAGCAGCCATCTCACGAGCGTTCTGCGATCCGGCAACATCATCTAGTGGCCAGTACCTATTCGGGCCGGACGACATAACCTGGTTCTGATACGCTAGTGACTTCGTAGCTATGGGCGGGATAGGAATTGCCGGATTTATCCAGTAGCTGTAATGAGTAGCTACCTCGTCAGATGTAATGCACCTGCTGTAGATCGCTACGTGCGCAATGCTACCGGTATACCAGCCGCCATTCCCGAACCCGGTACTCGTCCGGAATGTATGGCCAATCCTCCAGTAGTACTGATTCGGAGGCGTGGGAGGTGGCTGTGGTGCATAGGTGTTCGTGTTCGGCGCGGTACCCTGTAGAACACCATCCCGGTACAAAGACAATGTCGAAGAACCGTCGAACGTTACGGCACCGTGATGCCAATTCCCATCATTAGTCGGAGCAGAGTCGTTAACGTTAACAGCACCGTCAGCAGTAGAGTAGTCATGACCTTGGAATGTAGTACTCGCACTCATGTACGAGCCACCAATATAATTACCTGTCACGCCAGTATTGGCCGAGCTATATATTCGCCAGCCTACCGTCGCATACAAATTGGATGCTCCGCCGGTACTGGACGTCGGCTGCGTAAACCCTGCCGGAACCGCCTCTACCTGCCCGACATTCCCCGATAGCCATATCGCCACACGCGGACCAGAGCCAATGGCAACATTATTCACCGCAGCCGTCGCACTGCTGCCATTAGCAGCGCCGGTAAGTGGAGATGGCGCCTGCGACATCCCTTGCATCCGAAATACCTGAGTCCAGCCAGTCGAGGCATTCCCGTTCGTCATGGTTATCGTATCACCAACGGCAAACGTCACCGGATTGTTCGACATCTGAATCGATACGCGCTGCGTCGATCCGGTCGCGAACCAGTGAACCTGCTTGTACGTATTGCCATGGTTATCCGTCATCGCGAGCGAGCCGGTCGGCCCGGTCGCGGTATACAACACGAAGACATACTCATTAGCCACGGCCTGCGCCATAGTGGTGACCCATGATGTCACAGCCGAGAACGTCGCGTACGTCCCGGTATAGACCATATGGACATCGTTGCCATAGTTGAACGGTACTACGGCAACCTGCGCGCCCCACACAGTAGAGGCGGCATACGAGTTGGTGAATGATGCCGTTGCCGGATTGGCTGAACCGGCCGCAGATCCAAGGTTGTGCTCAAGCATCCCGCCAATCGCAGCAGTATTCTTGTAGAAGAACTCCATCGACCATGGCTGGGTAACGGCAGTGATCGCCCAGCTAGCCGAGTCAACAATTTCCCCGGAGACCCCATCGAACGTTGCCGCGCCAGGATTTCCCCACGGGTCGGTATCCCTAAGCGTAACGCCGCCATAGATGTTGCCATATGAGTTGGACACCATCTCATTAACGGTGCCTGCTCCCTGGCCATCATCTAGCGGCCAGTAACGATCGGGACCAGAATCAAGAATGCCCGACTTGTACACATCGGATGAAACTCCTGTCATGCCCGCCCCCACCTATTAGACCAGCTACAAATAATGCTCGATGCCGGTGTAGCATTCGCCATAGTAATCGTTACATTATTGGGACCTCCCAGTAGTGGCCACAGGTCGCGCGGACTGCCGATAACTAGCTGACTCCACATATTGGCACCAGTCGTCTTGTTGACAACAGACTGAAATCCGCGCTTCGTCGTTACCTGAACCTGTTGCCCGGCCGGAACCGAACTCTTCAATGACCATGTTCGCTGCGGAGAAGCAGACTTGTTCGTTATCGTCGGAGTTCCAGGACCGGTAATTAGCCAGGTCGGAAACGTCATCGACGTGCCAAGGTTATTGATTACGGTATCGCCGATAACTGCTGGTCCATTAAACGCGACCGGCAGCAACGGCAGGATACCGGCATTGGCGGTTGATATCTGATAGGTAAGACTACTCGCATTGACATCGGTCCAGTACGGGTCCGGAGTCGCGAGCGCAAACGTATACAGCGCCATGTTGTTCGCGCCGACAGTAGGAGTATCAAAACCTGAAGTTGTATACGTCGAAATCTGCCGCTGCCCGCCATTCGGCCGCGTAATTATAAGCGTTCCCGCTTTCGGAAGCTCATTACGCCGCGTAAGGAATGCCCTGATCAGGTTATCAAGAGTAGAGTAGTAATCATTCTCCGAGTCGCTAGCCGGACGTGAAACAAGAATAGCAATGCCAATAGTGCCCGGCTGCGGAATATAGATGTTGGCAGCAGCGGTGCCATCCAGGAACGGGATCACCTGGAACATTACCGGGAAACCCTCGATGCCGGAGATCGCCGAACAGACATACCCCCGCGACATCGTTAGATCAGACAGGTTCCAGGGATTGCCATCAGGATCAATATACGTGATGCCCAATGGTGTAGGTGGCGTAGACATCAGGACCGCCTCCCCTGCCTATACATATTGCCCTGCTGTAGCGTCATCAGGTGGAACGCAGTCCGGACATGCGATTCAATCGCCGCGCCGGTAAGCCCATCGAAGTGCGCCTCATAAACGTTCCCGTTATGCACGTTACCCTTGCCATATGCCTCGTACTCAGCCGGAGATAGCACCCGCTCCGGCTTCCCAGTCATATTGTATGCCAGGGTTACGCCGGTCGGCAGGAATCCTCCAGTATCGTAACCCTTGCCGGAACCAATGCCACCACGGTTATTCCGGAGGTTCCGGCCGTACACATGCATCGCGTAGTTAATAGCTGCCGCGATGTTAGCTAGTGGATCATAGATATTGAACGCGGTACCGGGAACGTGGTACCTAGCGAACGTGGAGCCGGTCGTCTGCATAAGCCCGCGCGACGGGTCACCACGCTTGGCGTTTATGTCCCAGTTGTTGATAGCGTTCGGGTCTCCACCCGACTCCGTTTCCATCTGATACAGTACCGGGGCAACTAGCTGCTGCGGCAATCCCAGCATAGTCAGCGCTTTTGACACTAGGCCAGACCATCTCGTAACGCCACTTCCGGAACTGGACACCTTGTTCCACAAGCCGATAAGCTGCGCTATTCCTGGTGCCCCTCCCGTAACTCCCAGCGCACCGCCGAGTGCTTGTAGGGCCTTTTTCGGGAGGCTGCTAATGCTAACAAGGCCCTTTGAGACGAACTTGAGGATTGCCTCGGGCCAGCCGCCGAATACGTCGGCCACGAACCGGCCAATATGCTTTCCCTCTTTAATCATTCCCGTGATAACGCCGGTAATGATCGACCGGCCGATAGGGATCATCTTCTTTGCCGGAGACGTAGCCCCGAACCAGGCGATGACCGCATTGACTAGCGGATGATAGATATGCGTGCCAATCCAGTCGTGGATGCTATTAAAGATATCGAGCATGCCATTAAGCAGGCCCTGAATGATACTTTGGCCTATCGAGAACATGCTAGTGTTGTTAGTATTCTCGTTCTTGCCGCCGCCACCAGTACCTATCGACCCGAGACCGAACGCACCGAGGATAGCATTAATGATCGGCTTGAAGATATGATTATCGACCCATGTACCGACAGCAAGCAGGGCATTGACTATTCCGCTAAAAATGCCATCAATGATAGATTGACCAATTGGCTGTGTCTTCTTTGCCGGAGAGGCGATGCCGAATGAATTGGTAAGAGCACTGATAAATGGCTTGAGAATGTGATCATTAATCCAGGTGCCAATAGTGTCTAGTACCATAAGGATACCATGATATATCCCAAGAACAATATTTTGACCAATACTTACCAAATCATTGAATAGGGTTACATTAGCTTGCCAGAATGAAACGACGCCATGAGCTATATTGCGGCTCATGTCTATCCCGAGGGACGCTAGCTCATTGGCATGCGCAGCTATGCCATGCCTGAGACCACCAAGGAAATTACCTATTGATTGGTCAGAAATTGCCTTCATCCAGCTGGGAGGATTTGCAATAGAGAAAGCTCCCTTTATCAAATTGCCAATTTGAGCCTGCCATCCTCCCTGCGGAGTCCCTGGCACAGCAGGCAAGAGTGGATTGCCTCCTGGTAGTTTCGGCAGAGTTACCCCACCTCCTGGGAGTTTGGGTCCAGGTTCCTGTGGTGTACCACCAGCACCGGAAACCAGTGCGGCAAGTGGAAGTATAGCTTGTACTATATCGCCGATATGCCGGGCAATAGCACCAAGAGCCTTACCGGCTGCACCATTATCCCACTGTTCGATATTCGTAGCAACATTAGCCAGCTTTGTCGCGGCACTAATTAGGAAGTTAACAATGTTGACGATATACTGGAACACATTAGCCATTGCCTGCGGGTTCTTGCCAATAGCAGTAGCCAAATCCGTAATCGAGTTAGCTATCAAATTCATGTCAGGCGCGATCTGCGGCGTTACAGCAGTAAGAATCGCCGCAAAGGCACCGGCAACAGCAAGTATCGACTTCGCAACGGCAGGCTGACCGAATGACTTAACAATAGCCGTAACGAATGGAGTGAATGCTTTCGCTATGATGATGCCAGCCTGTGTCATGGCTATCATAAACGGGCTGCCGGGGGAAAGAAGCTTCCCAATAGTGGCAAAGATCTTACCCAGACTCCCGATAAACGGAGTCCCGATAATGGTCATAAATGTTTTGATCTGCTTACCAAGATCCTTTAGCCACCCAGTAAGCTTTCCGCTCATAACCGCGCCAGCAATGCCCATTCCGGCCAGACCCGCGCCGAGCACGCCGACGATAGCGCCACCAACAATCTGCCCGATAAACGGGGCAGCCGCCGTAATGAGCGGTATTAGTACTGCGGGCTGCATAAACCCGCCAGCCATCAATGATGATAGGCCACCGCCACCGCCTCCGCTAGAGGCTGCCGCTGCCGCTGCGGAAGCGCCACCGCCACCACCACCCGCGCCGCCTCCGAAAAATCCCTTAATCCCTCCGAAGAACGACATAATATTGCCAAGAATTGTACCGCCAGCTCCGGCAGCTCCGGCTCCAGTTCCAATCAAAGTCTCAGCGCCGCTTAGAGTTGGACCCTTACGTCCTGAAACTCCACCGCCAAGAGCACCAAGCTCTAGCTTCGTCGCATCGCGCATAATCTGGAGCTTTGTCAAAGCACTCTTGATATTGAAGTCTACCTTGATGTCTTTGGACATCCTAGCCAGGGCCTTGACATCAGTCTCAAGAAGAGTTATGCTCTCTACGGCTTTCCTTGGGTCGATAACATCCTGCCGATGCAGCTCCTCAATCTTGGCACGCAGCTCCGCTACCTTGCGATCAGCTTCCGTCGAGTCAGCATTGAGCTCAACCTTAGGAATCGAATCGAGAACTTCCTTCAGCTTTGCCTTGTAGCTCTTGCCGAAGTTAGCAGCCGCGTCATCCCCTTCCTTCGGCATCTCATCAGCTATATGCTTACCAAGTTCCTTGCCAGCCTCGTCGCCGACCTTCTTTGATGGCTCGACAATCTGATCCCTGAGCTTTTGCTCCCACCCGCGCGCATCCGGGACGACGCCGACCGCTACCGATCCGACAAAGATCTCTCCTGCCATCAGATTCGCCCCGCCATCCGCTCGCGCACTTCATCATCATCAAGACCGCGCAGGCGCGGGTCTAGCAGCCTGGCGTTCTCGATAGACATTACCTTACCGCGCTTTGTATTCATTCCGGGTCGGCGAACTAGCTCTGGCTGCGGAATATGCGCATTGTCGGAATGCGACATCGCGTACATCCAAGATAGCTGCCGCACTTCATCGATGAGCGCGGCAACTAGCAGCTCAAGCGGACTCCACGGTGCCTGTGCGGAATCGCCAGCCGCCACAGCAAGCGTCTCGGCCGGAGTCGCATTCCGTATCGCAGTATTCAATGCACTCTCCGCTGGTAGGTGGTCCACCAGTACGAGTAGCTTCCGCCAGGAAAGGCCATCACCTAGGCTGGACAGGGCTACACCGTAGTAGCGCTGTAGGTCTGCCTCTACCTCCTCCGGGAATGATTCTGTGACCCAGAGCGCCTTCTGGATTTTCCCGTATTCAGCCTCGACTGCCTACCGCACTCGTTGAAGACTGCTTCTACCTGGTAATTGAGCAGGTCGGCATCGACCCACACTTGGAATTCCCCGTTGTCGTCGATGACTTCCCGCGCCCATGTATCCCAGTCGCCGGAAGCCGCTGCCCGCATCGCGGTAGCCGACCACGACTTGGCATGCGCCACATGCACGATCTTGCCATCAAGGCGCACTGTTGTAGGCTCACCGACGTTCTCCTTCCGCAGGATGTCGTCGAGCTGGTCAAGGTCAAGATCGACCTGGACGTCGTCTTGGGCATCCTCGACAGGAATCCACTCGCCGTCGGTGGTCATGCGAAGTACCCCGACATGTCCTTGCCGTAGCCGATGTAACGCTGGGCAACGGCGTTGGTGACAGTCGTGCCGCCGGTTACGATGTTGCCCGGGTAGAACGTGAAGGTGAGGTCGGTCATGGTGATGTCGCCCTGCTGCACCTGGTTGTTGCCGCGAGCGGTCACCTTGGCGAACGGAGCGTACAGACGCTGCCGCTTGACACCGTCGATCGAGTCGAGGATCAGGGAATACCTGTTGTCGGCCGGAGGGTCCGGGATGACGTAGACAGCCATGAAGCTGCCGATCGTCAGTGACACGCTCGGCGCGGTCGCCGTCGCCGGTACGTTCATCACGAAGCTGGTGTTCGCCGTCACGGACACGATTGTGGCGCCGGACGGGATACCTGGGCCGGACACGCCCTTGCCAACGTCCGTCGACAGGACAGCCGCGTCAGTGACGAGCGTCTGGCCGGTCGTAGTGGCACAGGCCGAGTCAGTACGGCCAGCTACCGGCTTGAGCGGCGACGATGACCCAGGGAAGATGGACACGTCGTCGTACAGCGCCTGGACATTCGGGTTGAACGCTTCCAGGAACACGACCTGCGCCGTCTTGACGCCGCCAGTGAGGATCGACCGGATCGGGGTAAGGACTCCAGCCGCTGGGATATCCTTGATCGTCTCGTCGAGCTTGAAGATGTACCCGGTCACGTCGGTCCAGCCGCAGCACTTGTAGCTAGCACCGGTAATGGTCGTCGGGTCCTCAAACCCGGCCGGAGCCGCGAGGTTCGGTGGGCCGACCCACACGACGACATCGCCCGCCGCGTAGAGAAGCGTGTTGTCCTTGTATGGCCCAGTACCAGGAGCCGGTAGGCCAGTGAGCAGAGTTGGGCCGCCTGTTGTAACGTCTCGTTCGTCTACCGCTGCTTGCTTAGCAGGTGACATTTGATTTCCTCCTAAGGATGGACTGACATTTCGTACGATGCCGAGTAACGGACTAGATTTGGATTAACCTCCGGTAGCTGTCGCGGACTCATGATCGTGCTGACGTGCTGTATAACTCCGTTCGATACGATGGCGCTCATCAGAGACATCATCTGTGACTGAATACCTCTCGCAGCAGCAGAGACGTTATCGACCTGGTCCTTAGGACCAAACACATCAATATCAATTGTAGAGCGATCAAGACCAACGTGAGCAACCGCGCCACCAGTACGCCGGATGCGCGCAGTTATCTTGGCTGGGTCGCCGTACGGCAGGATTGTAACAAAACGGACGTTAGGGTTCTGCGGCACGAGTGCAGATATCAGCATGATTTCCGGATCGGGGAAGACTGGGTACGTCATCTCTTGATCGCCCTCCCCCAGCCAAATGCCGCATCGCGAAGAGTACTGAACGGTTCCTTTCCACTGTGCCCATACTCCACAAACACAGCGTCTGGAGAGTCGTTATACACAATAGCCTCGGCGCGGTCATTCGTTGCGCCGCCATGCAAGTGCGAGCGGACATGGAAGCTTCTAATGTACCGGCCGGTATCAATTGGAGCTCTAGCCTCTGCCTTGGCCTTGATCTCCATTCCACGATCTTCCATCCGGTTGCGCATCCAGTCAGAGTTGAGCATCTTGCCAAATCCTTCATGATCAGCAGTGTACGTCGCAGTAGTCATGACGACCCTCCCGTAATCAGCGTTACGGCAATACGCATTGGGGATACCCGCCCGGAAAACGGAGACTGCCAGGAACTTGGTGCACCAGTAACCTCGTATCGATCTCCTTTGTACTCAATAAGATCCAAAGCCGTCACGTCGGTACCGTACGGCATAAAAATTGTATCAGTCGTAGCTACCTGATCAGCGAAGACAAGGTTCTCGGTACTTCCTGACGGCTGGAACACACACTGAACAACCTTTGTCGAAGCTTCCGAGTAGACATCATTCCCGTAATCATCGACACCGGATACCGTACGCTTGATAAGTGTCATCGTATCCGGGTACGGGAAGAACGGATAGCCCATGACACCTCCTACAGCCTTATCTTGACAGTACCGTAGCTCTTGTGGTAAGGCATAAGCACTGTCTTCATACCGGCATCGATAAGCGCAGCATTCAGGCCCGCGCCGGACGTACGCCGCATCGAGTACGAGTAGGCCCCGACAGACTCGCTCATCAGGGTAGCCGACATGGTCGGAGTCGCTAGCTCGGACGTTACCGCCGATGCCAGCACAGCTACGACATCATCAGGAACTTCAACAAATCCATGCGAGCCGGTTATCTTGAATGACCCTCCCCACCAGAATGTCTCTTCGTACCAGTACTCCGGAAGGTTAATAATCCCGGAGTAAGACGGGTTGAACACCGTTAGCTTTTCAACACCGTCCCAGTTGTACCATGTTACCGGAATATCGGCAATCCCCGGCGTTCCCGATAGAGCGATAACAGAGTCAATGCTCACTACTGGCCGCCAGGTAGTCAGCATCATGATTCCGCCATCAGCCACCATCGTCTTGGTGTCGGAATCATAGTACAGGAAATCCCGGTTGCAGTACGACCTGATGATTGCACTGCCGTCCGAGAGCAAGCCATCGACCCGCGCGGCCTCAGTTGGATTCAGGGTGCGGCCCAGCCTCGCCGCGATATCATCCGGCGTGGCGAGACTGGGCAGCGACGACATGGAGACCTACTTCCTCTTGTCTTCGATCTCAGGCGGTTCCGTGCTGGTCTCAGCCGACGGAATCCAGCACCACGTCAGCAGGCCAGTCGGGCCAGGACCCGGCGGCTGTGCGACCAGTACCCACTTGCCCGGCAGGCCATCCTCCGGGTAGTTCGGGTCATAGTCCGGGTGCGTCACCGCGAGCGGCCACGGAATGAACCCATGGACGACAGTCCCGATATCCGGATCATCCACGAACGCCCAGTTCCCGACGTTCAGGTCCGGAACTTCCGGGTGATCCGGCAGGTTGCCCGGATCTAGGGTTGGGAGTCCCGGTTGCGGCCCAGGCGGCGTCGTATCGACCCACGGAGGTGCAACCCCGCCCCAAAACCCAGGCGGCTGCGGCTGTTGTCCAGGCGGCCCGATGTCCACATACTCGGGCGGCCTACCTCCCCAGATGCCAGGAGGCTGTGGTTGCGGCTGCGGCGGCGTGGTGTCGACCCACGGCGGCGCTGTCCCTCCCCAGAATCCCGGAGGGTTGCCCGGACCCGCGCCGGGCGGATTCGGCCAGACCACCGGCGGGATCGGGTGCGACACGGACGGCGGCGGGCCACCGGGAGCGATCGGATGCGCCGGATATCCTGGTCCGGGCCAGACTCCCGGAGGGGGGCCACCTGGCGCAATCGGATGCGCCGGGTAGCCGGGTCCGGGCCACACCGAGGGTGGCGGACCCCCTGGTGCGATCGGGTGTGCTGGGTAGCCGGGTCCCGGCCAGACGGACGGCGGCACCGGCAGGCCCTGGTCGGGATACGGCGGCGGCCCTCCAGGTGCGATCGGGTGTTCCGGACGCCCGTGCTCACGTTCATCCAGGACCCATGCTTCAACTAGTACATAACGCTTGCCCATAACAACTCCCTGTTCGGTTGTGGGCCGGGTTGGGGCGCGGCTGCCGGTCACCCGGCAGTAGAACCGACAGCCGCGCGTCCACTGGGTTAGTCGTCCTTGCCGGTCGAACGACGTGTGTGAGTCGTACGGGTCGTAGTGGTCGAACGAGTGCCGCCATTGCCGGTATCATCCTCCTGAGCCCGGCTCACGGCATCTTCCCTGGCCTGCTGTGCGTCCTGCTCCCACTGCGACGTCTGGTCCTCGCCGACAGTTTCGCCCTCAGCGGTGACCGCGCGGGTACCGCCGGGGTAGGACTGGATGACGGTGATCGGGCCTGCGGTCGGGGCAGTCGTGCCGGTACCAAGAACCGTGCCGAACGGCCACCGTTGAGTGATCGTCTTGGCCTTGTTCATGACGGTGACCGGGTTAACTGTCGCGTAGGCGAGCCGCATTGTCATGCGCATCGCCACCGCGTCCTGCTGCATCAGGTTCAGGATGACGACACCGGCGTCGTTGGAGATGACGCCCTGGTCGAACATCTTGAAGGAGATGTCGTTCCGGATGCCGATGATGGCCTTGGTGAAGTCACCAGCGAGCATGAGGGCACCAGCAGTCGGGTTGACCCAGGAGCCGTTGTTGATCTCGGACATCTTGTATCCGTACAGCATCCCTCCCGGCTTCCCCGTCATGTCCGGCTGGTAGATCGGCACGCCCTGCGCCGACCGGATTCCGGCCAGGTTCCAGCTGATGCCCGGCATTGCGGCAAAGCCGTTCACCGTGTAGCCGGTCTGTGCCATCATTGCGCCGAGCGATGTGACGTCCTGGCCAAGGTCGACGCCGGTACCCTCGATCACGAAGTGCCCGGACTTCCCGGCTCCAGTGTAGACTGCCTCTCCCCAGGTCGCAGGCTTGTTGATGCCCCACAGGACTGCCGAGTCGATCAGCGCGCCGACCGCCTCTGTGATGCGAGGCTGCACCTGCGACCACAACGGCACGTCCGCGTCGTCAAGGTACGCAACCGGAATCGGCACGATACAGGCCAGTTCCTCGACGACCATGATGACGTTCTGCCACGCCATCTGGGACGTCTGCTTCATGCCGGTGTCGCCACCGACCCAGTACGCCATGGGGAGCACGTCGAGCACGGGCATCCGCTGCGTCTTGGATGAAAGGGTGGTCTTGTTCATGAGCGTGAGGGCCGCCGATGACGTCGGGGCCTCCTGGATAATTGCCGTTGCCAGTGGCTGCGGCACGAGGGGGTCCGGCGTACCGGACGACCGGAACACACCCTCATTGTAGACGCCTGCCATTTGAGGCCCTTCCGCGCTACGTCACCCGCAGCGCCTATGTATTGTGGAGCAAGTTACGGAACCATTGCTCATTGGTTGTTGGCGTGGAGCCTGACGGGGCCGACCCGGCCCTGAGGGATTCAACCGGGCGTGTACCGCCCTGCTGTTGCGGCTGGAGCTGCGGCGTTCCGCCGTTCTGCCCTTGCAGGGCCTGGATGTCAATCCCAGCATCCTTGAGCATTTGTTCCGCTATCGCCTGGGCCGTTTCCTCTATGACCTGGGCGAATAGCTCTGCCCGCTCATTGATTTCCTCTTCCGTTCCGGTACCGAGGTGCTCAATAAGTTCGACGGGAAGGTCGTTGGCAGCAGCCGCCATCATGCGCGCGTGAATCTGCATGGCCTCATCGCGCTCAAGCTCGGCCGCTTTCTGGGCATCGAGAGCCTTCTGGAGTTCTGTCTTGTTCGCGTCTTCGATCTGCTGAAGACGCTGAGCAGCCGAGGCGTTCTGCTTGGCGCGCTGCTCATGCTTACGAGCCTGAGACTTCCAGTGAGCTAGCTGTTCAGCTAGGTCATCGTCTCCCTCGCCACCTTGGTCACCTTCCATCATGGTGCCAAGCAGGCCAGCGGCGTCACCCTCGTCTGAGCCAGCGGCACCCGTTCCAGGTGCTCCGCCAGCGTTGCCCGTTGCGGGCCCAGACCCGGTCTCTGCCGAAGACTCGCTCATCATACCTCCAGTATGCCTCTCCGGGAGTATATACCCTCCGGCCGGAGAAGTAAAGACCCCCGCCTAGCGGGCTTTCCGGGCCGCCGAGAGGGACTGCTCCAGTCCAGGAGCATGGCCGGGCCATCCTCCAGTCGCGTGCCGGTGTATGTTCGCACAGAGACCCTTGACCATCCCTGGTGAGACGTACTTCGACAGCGTTGTTACGCAGGCATCGAAGTCACCAGGAACTCCCCAGTGTAGCTTTGCCGCGCCAGGACCACTAGTCCAGTACTTGAGCAGCTGGTCCGGCATGTTTGTATGTTCAGGACTCTGCACCATAACATTGCCTCCACAATAACAGTTCCGTACCCGACTGTACTTCTATTGTCAGAAGAATCAACAAGATCAGCTCTCCACCAAAGCGCACCTACCGTCTGATTATCTGCACTCGGAATATGGAATGTAGACATGCACGTTCCAGTACTATCTGGATTGTCAATAACGTCAGCTGTATACTTCTTGGTTGTCGGGTCCGAGTCCGGCGTCTCGCGCTCCGGCTTGTAGTAGAACTCAGACGACGCCCCGGTGCCGTCCGAGACATTCGGGTAGTACACATTGACCACTACATCATTGCCCTGTGGGAAGTACAGCACCATCATGGCATTCGGCGTAGTATCAACTACGACACTAGCCCCGGAAACATCAAGAGGCGTCGTCATCAGGAACCTCCAGTCGTAAGTGTCCCGTCCGGCTTCCAGGTCTTCGGAATGTCATCTGACCATCCCTTAGTCTTCGCCACTCCCATGATGTACCTCCGGACCTTGGCCCGTTCCTCGGGCGTGTTCGGCCGCGCCCGGCCGACTGCCGATATGGCCGCTGACAGCGAGTTCGACGGCCCGGTACGCGAATTGATCGGGAATCGCGGCGAGTCACTCTGGTTCTGCTGCGACGGGGGCATTGCCTGCTTGTTCTTGAGGAGGTTCCGCAGAGCCTCCTCCTTCAGATCCGACATCTTTCTCACTCCAGTACTGATTCCAGGCAGCCTCGGCGCTCTTGCCGCTCTTGCCAGATGTTACTGACTTCCATTCCGCACGTATTCCATCATTCGCCGACTGCTGACCAGCAAACACAGACCGCGCCAGACACTGACATCTATCATGAGCATGGAACTTAGCATCCAAGCTCTTGCTAACCACATTACTGCCAGCCAACATCGAGCAGTAATTGCATGGCTTCACACCAGATTCCATAATTCGCTCCCATCCAAGCGAATTTGGATCGTATGAAGCTGCTCGCGTGACAGTATTCCGTCCGCCATTCATAACCAAGCGCACTGCTGAGCCAGCAAGGGCATCCAAAGCCATTGCAGACGCTGTAGGAGCATCATTTCCGCCACCAAGAAAATGGAAGAACTGCCCCGCTCCCATAATATTGACTACATGCGGAAAGTAATCATCGGAAACCATAATTCCTGGCACACCAGCGCCATAAAAGCCAGCTACCGCGCGAGACATTGAATAGTACTGGGCGGCATCGGCCGCCGATGCACCATGATATGTATCAACAATGCCAACTATGAATGGCTCAAGCCTATGCCACGAGTCATTGAAGTGCTCGGGATCGATCAGCGAGCCCCAAAGACCACGGATTGCCGTCTCGACCCACTGTCCTATCGCGTACTGATTGCCACGGTACCGATCAAACAATAGCACCGACGACTGCTCATCCGAAATTGGCATCGTCATTGCGGTGGCCCTTCAGGCGGTGGTGCTGGCGGCAGCGGAGCAGGAACCGGCGGCTGAGGCGGCGTGCCAACAGGTGCGCCGGGAGGTGGAAGCGCACCAGGAACCGCGCCAGGCGCTGCCGCCCCAGCCTGCTGAGAAGCTATCTGCTGTACAAGCTCTTGAGCCTTCTGGCGCTGCGCGGCCAGCTGCCACGATGAAACGTCATCAGCCGTTGCCCCAGGAACCCGCGCCCACAGTTCCTCTTCAGGAACTCCAAGCATCTGCGCGATCTTCGTCAGGCCGTCGATCGTCGCCCCGAATGCCCGTGCCGACGTGTCTCTCCACACGACAGTTCCGAACAGGTCATTCCAGCCATCCTTGTTCCCGGCCGCAAGGTCCGTAAGCCGGAACACGTTGCGCCATGGGTCCGTCATCCCAGCCTGTAGCTCCTGGATCTTCCGGTCAAGGCCGTCACGGGCCGCTGCGAGCGCTTCAGCTGACATGTTAGCCACTTGCCCAAGAAGATGGTACGGCGGGATCTGTGAGATGGTCGACATGTGCCGAATGCCATCCTCGCGTACAGTCGAGTATGGCTGTAGCGCCGTCTCCCCAAACTCGCCAAAACGAGTCTCGGAGTCGTCGGACGCCCACACACGGTCCACGCCGGGCCGGAATGGCGCAGCCTCGTCACCTACCTCATCAACAGGCGCCATCCCGGTCACCCAGCGCTGCCGAAAGGCAGCAAACTGTGTCGAGATCATCAAGTTGAACGTGTCGAAGTTGATTTGGTCCTGTATCGGGATCAGTGGCTCGATCTCCCCGGTGCAGTCATCTTCTCCATCGAGGTCCGTCTCATGCAGGAACCGCACGACCGGGCACATATTCATGCCATGCGCTGCGATGACCGGCTGCCCGTTCAGCAGTACGTTATCAGGATCAGCTATCGCTAGCCCTGATTGCGCCGGTTCCCGGGAAGCATTCCCCATCAGGATGTACCTGTTAACTTCATCATACACGTACACCATGAGCCGCGCGGACCCCTGCGGAAGATTGATGACATTCACCTCGATGGCGAACTGCGGCCACTCGTCATCGACTTCATCAGCATAGAACGCCGTCATGCGGCGTGGCGACACCGGACGGATCACCGGTACGTTCTGGCCCTGTTCCTCGTCTGAAGCCATACGACCCGGCAGCACGACAACGTACGATGACCCATACTTGATGACGGACCGGTGTACGCCGTGCTGCCGCGACACCATACGGTTCGCCCGGAACGCATCCCACTCTGGCTGTGGCTTCTGCGGAGCCGCCATCTCATTGGCCGTCGTACCTGATGCCCGGTAGCCATCAACGTGCAGGTTTTCAGAGATCACCGAGATAACCAATGGCAGGAAGTTCCTCTTGGCCTTCTTGGCAATCCACCTGTACTCGGCGTTGACACCTTTGGGCGTATACGGCGGGTCCTGGTGGCCTTTGATGTAGTTTGAGATGCGCCGGAGCCGCGCCTGCTCGGACTGCCGGGCCATTAGCGCCCGCACCGACATGTCAACAACGTTGTCGATCCCAATAATCATAGCCCCACCCTAAGAAAATGACCAGACACGACCCCGCCCCTTCTTCACAGCTTCCTTACGGTCCTTGTAGGACTTCGATGCCAGTACTAGCCGCCGGGCATGCCGTGCTCCAATCATGCAAACGCACGCATCAATCTTATTTGGCGACTTAGGCGACTCCTTGCCAATTGAAATTCCATACCGGTTCGGCCGCCGTCGCGCATTCGTAACGTGGCGGCCAAGAGTCGAGTCGCCATCATGCCTAAAACCATTGCCATTCTTGGCGTTCTGGTCTATTTCCGACAGTACCATCTCACAAGCCTGCGTGAATTCGCCAACATGCGACCTCATATCCCACGCTACAGGCTGTGGATCACGCCCTCCGGGCACAGACCAGACGTCTAGGCCATCCTCAAACCACTCACGCCAGGTTACTTTGGTCGACTCTTCCCACTCTTTGACGTCAGCAAAGAACGCGCAGACGTGCCAGCGGTCCTTGGCCTCACGAACCGCAAGGTGAACTTCATCCACCGGTATTGATCTGCCAGTCCCGCGCGGCTCCCAGACTCCTAGCGTGAAGATGAATCCAGTTTCGACATGGCAGCCAACCAGCGCTGTGGCGTCTTCCACACGCGAGCCGTCGAAGAACATCGTGATGTCGTCACCGTCGCCGATGCGGAAATCAGGATCTGCCATGATGGACCACTTTTGCTGAGTAGTCCAGGCATCCTCGGCCGATTCCGGCCAGTTGAGGTAGTAACGCTTAGACACATCGAGTTTGATCCTAGGCGACAGGATACGGTTCTCGACAATGTCTTCGACGTCGGCCCAGTAGGCATCTCCGTACGCAAACGTGACAGCCTTACGAATGGATGCAACGTCATCCCAATCGACATCCGGGGGCGCCATGCGGCAGTCATAGAGAATTTTCCCCTTACCCTTGAGCTTCCCTTCCTCCTGCGATACCCAGGCATCGAACGTCGTCTCGGCAACAGTCTCCTTACCAGGTTCCCAGGCATTCGATGTCTCCAGAATGCGCGACCCCGACTTGGCAACATTGCGGTCCATAACTTCCGCAAGGTCAACTCCACCGTTCGACGACGTAAACGACTCCGTCTGGTCCAGAATCGCAAATGTGACCAGGGCCCCCTCTTCCGTCGTCGGCGACGACGTGATGACCATTAGCTGCCCGCCGCCGGGGATGTGGAAAATCGTCTTCCCGGCGTCGATATCATAATCCTTCAGCAGCCGGGAGTTCTTCGGCAGCAGCGCCCGCACCATTCGCATCGTATTGATGTTCGCCTGGTCATGTGATGACGCCCCAATCTGAACGAGCGGCATCGATACCGGCTTGCCAACACAACCACCAGGAACCGAAGCATCGAACCGCGCCAGCCGTACCGGAGCTAGCAGCTCTATCATCGCTAGGACAGCCGCGAATGGCGACTTCCCCGCCCCCTTTGGCCATCGACGCACTCCATGGTAGTATACCCACCGTGCGTCCGGCGTTAGGGCGTACCACCACAGCAGGAATCGCACCTGCGACTCAACAAACTCCCATCGTTCCCCCGCGTCCGGGCCGTCCGGCTGCTTCAGGTACTTGCTAGACCATCGTATCGCTTCCCAGCCAAGTGTTAGCTCCGGTATCCCATCTGGCAATGTTACCAGGCGGTCTCTCGGAGCCAGCACTGCATTCAACCAAGCCTCCTAAGGCGTTGCTACATACTTGGCCAGGTTCGCCATCACCTGCGCTGACGGCGTGATCTTGACTGACACGCCCTTGCCCGCTGCCCCTGCTGGTTTCTTGCCCATCTGGGCATGCGTCCGCGCCGCCAGTGCCGCGCCACGCCGGTTCGCTGCTGCCTGGGCTGTTGCCTTGCGCCGTGCCGCTGCCGCCGCAGCACGCGCCTTGGCCGCTGCTGCCCTCTTGGCAGCTGCTGCCTGTTGAGCTTTCTTCCGGGCCAGGGCTGCCGCCGCCCTCTGCGCTGGAGTAAGCGCAGTCTTTTTCTTGGTACCGGCAGCCTTCTTTTTGGCAGGGGCCTTCTTTTTCTTGGCCGCTGCCGCCTTCTTGCGATGTAGGCCACCTAGCGCGCTGAACGCGCTCGACCCGTACATACCGAGCTGCCCAACGTTTGCCGCGCCAGCAAGGATTCCGCCAGCGCTAGGGCCACCTCTGCCACCACGCTGCTGTTGTGTCTTCTTCTGGCCTGGGGTCTGTGCCTGCCCACGCTTGCCGGTCGGGGCTTTCTTCTTGGTAGGTGGCCTAGCCTCTTTTGGCTTGGATGGCGGCCTCGGCGTCACCCCGGAGCGCTTGGCATGTGCTTCACGCATAGCCTGCTTCTGCTGTTCTGAAGCAGCATGGCCTGAAACAGCCCTCTTGGTCACATGGCTCGGTGCCGCTCTCTTGGCAGTCTTCTCGGCCGCCTTGACCGGAGCCTCCGGTGTCTTGTCTCGCGTGATCTTCCCGCTCTTGAGCCGCCGTAGGTGCCCGAGCCGGACCCCGCCAAGAATCCAGCGGCCATGGTACCCCCGCATCTCTCCAAGCCTGAACCCAGCCATCAGCCCCCTCCTACATCCTTGACAATCCCGAGCCTTCCATGCCAGGCGATTACAGCTTCCTCGGCCGCTTCCTCATCAACGTCGGAAACCTCAGGCTCATCCAGCTCGATGCGCCCGCGCTTCCGGTCGATGACCGTTACGCCAAGCCGCTCCGACAGCTTCAGGAACTGCGGCAGGATCGAGACCTGGTGATTCCTCAGGTACCTATCGTACAGCTGTGCACAGAACACCGCAGTGGCCCAGTCGGAAGCCTCATAGAATTCCGCCTGTCCTGAAAGCTTTAGCGCCCTGAACCACGACTGCGCTTGCGGAAGCCAATCCGGTGACGCATCCGGGATCGGAATTCCCGCCCGCCGCGATGTTCCCCGCGCCGTCGAGACAAAGCGTGGGTCATTGTACGCCCCCGACGCCGCGCCCGTACGCTGCTCAGGCTTTTTCTTGAAGGGCATCAGTCACCACCCTTCGGGCCACCAGGCATGGGCTTCTTAGCCGGGGGCGTCGGTGGCGGCGAAGCTGAAGGAGTACCCATCTTCACAGGGTTGCCCGGCTTCACCGGCCCGTCACCCTGCTTCCACTCCTTCGGAACAACGCCAGCATGGTGGCATGTCTTGCAAACGTGGGTGTCGACGTTGCCCGATCCCTGGCAGGTCGGGCAAGCCTTCTCGCTGGCGCCAGGCTTCCGGTTCTTCTGGAACGGAACGAACGGTGGTGCAGCCATCAATAATCACAACCATCCCCATGCTATGTGCCCGAGTGCTAGTACGATAACGATCAGGCAGGCCAGTATCAACAATGCGTAGATAATTCGCTGTGTCTGAGGAGTCATGATGAACTTCCCTCGCGAATGATTCCAGGATGTGGCTCCATGGGCCGCAACCGCAGCGCCGCACGGGCAGCGTTCTGAGCAGCCACCTGCCCACTTGTTCTTCGACGGTGATGCGAATGACATAGCCCGCGCAGCGCCACGAGGCGATGGTCCCACGGCTCCCCGATGTGGTCTACTTCCGTCGAGTCCTGGCCACAGACATCATCCTCCCCCGGCAGCAGCCCCCATCGACACACAGGGTCCCGCGCCAGGACAGCCATGCGCAGACGCCCCCACCCTTTGGGCAGGGGCGCCGAGCGCCAGGAACCGCGACTCATGGCTAGGTACCTCGACCAATGTCAAAGCCAAGGGGGATTCGGCCAGACACATGATAGCCAGGCGAACGGAGCGGTCCTGGTGAGCACGTTTGAGGAGCGCTGGCTGCAATGGCGATCCATACCATTCCATCAACCTCCCTCGGGGTGGCCGTGCTCATATCGAATCCTACCCGATCCGGCCCGGAAGCGCAAGCCCCCCGGTCGACCGCCGTCGACTACTTGCCCTTCCTTTCTTGATAAGGTATAATCTAAGCATGCTCACCGGAGAACTCGCCGACCGCCTTGAGCCACTCGGCACCATGGTAGTTGTAGTCAGAACCGAAGATCGCAAGTACCTCATGCACATGCGCATCATCCTGATCATTAGCGCGCTCCAGCACTGGGACAGCCTGATCGAGGCCCACAACACGGGAACCCCAAAGACTGCCATCCAGGCATCCCGTGAACTGCGACGCCTCGACAAGCAGGGAACTGCTCAGCTCGCATACCATGAACGTGAGGACGATCTCGCGTACGCATACTTTGATGTTGGCAAGATTGTCCCAGACTACGATACCCACACCGTAGCAATCCACGTCGGTGACTTCCGTACCGGATGAGGTATACGTAGATGATCCGGGGCGTCTCCGAACCGGTACCCCCGCCCCCCTTTTTAATAGAGGGGGGCGGGGATACCGTATCGGGAGACTCACGCCCTAGCAGACGGTACCGATACGGTATCACAGTATCATGATACTATGTTATGCTGCCGTATAGTGCTTTACACGACCCTCTACAGTCTCGAAAATCTCACCATTTTCAACAGCATCTCGTATTCGTTCAAGCCTCTTTTGCTTTCTTCCGGCAATCCTATCTTGTAGTTCAGTAGCCGTAACGAAGTCGCGTCCAGTACTTATCATGATGAGATCGACAATTTCCGATACGGTAGCTTCGTAACCTATGTACTTGGTATTCCACTCGCCCGGCCTAAAGTCCATTTCATCAGAACCAAGACATTCTATTCCTATCTCGATGGAAGAACCTATCGCTAGTGTGCCCGAACGGTCCTTATTTACCACCAGGGAAACACTTCCTGGCTGCTCAATAGCGAACGGTTCTCCGCGCTTTAGCATCATATCCACATCGCACCCGGCCCCCTTGTCAGATGTTCCCCGGCTCCGGGAGTTGTCCGCATGACCGGTATGGTCAAGTATAATAACACAAGGCATCCCCGATGCTGCTACGGTCCAGTTTCGCACCTCGTGAGCATCATTTTCCGACACTCCGGACGCCCCGAGGAATGTAATCTGTGAGTCGTATAGCACTCCATGGTAACCGCTGCGCTGTAGCATGCGCCCTAGCGCACGTCCATGTTCCATGATATCAGGAACACCACCGTCGAGTGCGTCCATGTAATAGATGTCACCCAAGACATCATCGTCCGCGCCGAGCTGCTTCATGGTCTGCTTGTAGCGAATCTGGCCCATCTCGGCATCGAGGATGGCCCATTTCTGTCCGGCGGTAACGCGCTGGATTATCTCCCAGTACGCCAGCCGAGTCTTCCCGGAGCCAGGTGGCCCAGAAATTCTGTGTATTCCTTCATCCAGTAGTAGCCCACTCTCGCTGAACTGAATCGGTTCGGCTTCGGCGATGTTCTCTGGGAGAACCCGGATCTTCCTGAATATGTTTTCGTCGCCACCGGCACGTAGCTTCTTTTGCCTAATCAGTACCTTAGCCGCATCCTGGGCCGTGTACATTTCCTCCCAGTGACTTATGGCCCTATCTACCTCGGCCGAAAGCTGCACGCCACCACGTAGGTTGCCGGAGCCGTTCATATTCACGACATCTTCCTCCAGTCTGTGCCCTGTAGCGAGCATACGTCAGTTTCCTCCTGCGGCATCGCGGCGGCGTTAGCCATGGCAGTGTTGACTGCCCCTGCCCATTCACTTTTAAGGTTCCGGTGCCGCGCGGAATGTGAGAAGTCCCACTCCAGTATCGAGAGAGCTTCATCAAGACCGCGGTGCCCCTCGGCCGCGTTCATGCACACGTGCGTAACTGCTGAACATAGTACATCGTGCAGCCCGCCAAGTACAGCGGCGACGCGGATCTTGGTTGCCTCCTGCTCAGAAGATCGCGCCATGTACTTACACATTCGCCCGGAGCTAACCCGCGCATACCACTCAGCCGCTTCTGCTGATCCAGTACGGCTCGTGGTAGCATAATCCCTTGCTGACAGCAGGTACCGAACCCATTCTTCGGGAAGGTCCGGCAACTCGTCTGGGCGCGGAATTGTAACAGGATCATCACCGCGCCACCACCTATACTGACGCCCTGTCGAATTGTGTATACTGGGCGCTACCGTGGCAAAGCGATGATGGTACTGTGCTATCTCGACTCCGGAGCCAGGACCAAGGTCCGTTACCCATACTTGCTGCGCGGTTCTTGGAGCGTGGAACAGGTAGATCCCCGAGACGCCATCCTCCGGCATGCGCGATGTCGACCGCCAGGTAAGCGGCAGGTACCGCCCGAGCCTGTCAACCAGGCGCATTATCGTGTTGTGCCCGTCGCGACCCTCGTAAGCGTCAACGTCAATCCCGATAAAGTCCCACGGGAGCCGAAGTCCAAGATTCGCCTGCGGGTATTGCAGCAGCAAGCTTGTCATTTCCTCGTCGGTTGCATCCAGTCCCTGATGCCCGGTAACCCCTTTGACAAGTGGAGCTTTCGTGCCGGTGCGAGCGACAGGTATAACGCCTGTCCATCCCCGGTCCCGGTAGTACGCTGCCCCGTCGCGGAACGGATAATGACGCTTACCGCGCGGCACTTGCGCTCCGGCCGAATCCCGGCTATACTCGTGCATGGGACCCTTACTCCCTCACTACGGCGGGCCGGAGCGCCAACTCCTGGCCCGCCATCTATTTGCCTGATGTTTCCATGGTCGAAACCTCTAGTATACCGCATCTTAATCTTCTCGTCTAGGGCCCTTCCCTTTTCCCGGCCGGTACGGTAGGCTTGCCCTAGCGGCGTTCCGGCGTTACTAGCCTTTCAACGGGATGTCGTCCAGGCCGGTCATGGGATATGGGAGAGCGCCCCCGTGGCCGGTCTGGCATTGAAAGGAGGGGGAGTGCCAACTGACCACCTGCATATCATGGGCGTTGATCCCGGAGGAACCACGGGTTGGTACCTGCTTACCGTCCCGAGGGATTGCATCTTTGGCGATGCCCCGTCCCAGATCCTTGAGCACGACTGGGGCGAGTTCGACGGGCCGGAATGGCAGCAGGCCATAGACATAGCCCGTCTGGCCCGCGAGATCCAGTCCCTTGACTATAAGACCGGCGTTGCTATCATAATGGAAGCCTGGGATCAGGACCCAACCTTCCACTCGACCGACCCGGAAGCCTTGTCGCCAGTTCGGCTCGGGGCGATGCTTGACCTACTGTTGCATCAGCGTATGATTGCCGACGCGACGCTGCACTTCCAGTCCCGCGCGCTGGCATTCTCAACGGTAACGGACGAGCGCCTCAAAAAGTGGGGATTGTGGGTGCGCGGTTCTGATCATGTCCGCGCGGCCCTAAGACATGCCATAACAGCATTGCGCCGTGCTCGTGAGAACCCAGAGTTTGCTGGCGAACTTTGGCTCTACTAAACTCGGGCTTCCCTTTTCGGCTCGGGTGCGGTAAGCTAGGTGCGAACGGAGAGAAAGGCTAGCGTCGTGATCGAACCGGCATTCAAGAAATGGCTCGCAGAGTCCGATACGGTAATCCTAGTGTGCTGGGATCTCGGGCATATCTGGGACGCGGACATCTACAACAGCATCGAGAAGCAGCCGCATGGCGCACACCGCCTCATTGGCACCTGCGATCGTGGCTGCGGAGTCGAGCGCTCCCGGTACCTGACCAGTTCATGGTCTCCCGAGCCGAATAAGAACCTCTACAGGTACCCAAAGGGATACTCGCCGCGCGGGATTGTAGGCACCGGATTCTTTATGGATGCCCAGCACCGCGCAGCCATTCGCCGGGAGATCGCCCGCAGGTACAAGGCTGGCGAGTCCGGACACGCCGACGGTGGCACCGTAGTCCACGCAAAGTTCTCGGGATAGGAGAGGCAAATGGCAAAGATCTGGGACAAGGACAAGCGCGACTGGGTCGAGTTCGTGCTGATGCCTCCGGGGCGCATCCGCGTGCTACCGCCGCCAGAGTGGGAACTGCCGGATAACAGCTAACAGACTTCCGCCCGGTCTCGCACTCCCCCAGAAACCGCCGGGCCGGGCGGAGCTATTTCCCAGCAACACAACGAAAGGCACAACATGTTCAGGAAGTCCGCAGTAGCAGTCGGAATCATGGCACTGGCCATAGGAGGGACAGCCAGCGCCGCGCTGGCATCGACGGGGCCCAGTGTGGTCGGCTCGTTCGTGGTCGCCGACAACGGGCAAGGATGTTGGACTGGAGGTGGCCTGCTATCAGACGGCACAGCTACGTCGCAGGGCGGTGCGTGTTCGTTCTTCATCGCCCCCGGCGTACACGAGCAGCTGAAATTCACCAGCAAGACCTGGACCAACAACGGCGACGGCACCGTTACTCTCTGCGCTACTGTCGAGCCTACCCATTCGGGCAGTGACCCGGCCGGGATCGCCCCGAACCTTGGGTGTGTCGGCCCGATCCCGGTCAACGTCGGCCCGGTTAAGGTTGACGGCGAACTCGTCAAGGTCGACCTGAAGACCCCATAATTCCCGCCCGGCCCTGTCTCCCCCAGGGCCGGATGGGACAGAGCTATCCCC